AAGAGAAGATTCTAGTGATATTTTTGGCAGTCCGATTGGTTTTTACAACGCAGCAACCGAAGCCATTACACAAGGAAGTAAAAAAAGAGGCGAGCCTTTCGATGCTTACGATACAGGCGATTTATTCAAAGGTATGTATATGCAAGAGGTATCTGGAGTTATACGGTTCGGTTCAAAAAGTCCACACTGGGCAGACATTCAAAAATCAGAATCGTGGCTATCCACAGAATTATTCGGATTAACCGATGAAAATTTGAAAGAGGTAATAGCACAAAAGCTATTACCTTTTTTTTTAGAAAACAGCAGAAAATTATTAAATCTATGATTTACACCTTAGAAACCATACCATACAAGATTTTTTTAAAGATTGCCAAAACTGGTAATCTTTCATTATTGACAGACGAAAATTTAAACCCAGAAGAATTAAAACAAATCTGGGAGTCAATGGAAGAAGAGCATCAAAAAACTTCTGAAACTTCCGAAACCAAAAGAATTTTCAAAATTTCAAAAGAAATAGAAATCCTTGAAGCTAAGTACCAACTAGCTTTAATGATTTGCGAAACTTTGAAATTCGACAAACAAAAACCACTTATTGAAGAATTAAAAAAAATAGGTTTTTCGGTTTCTGAGGAAAGTACAGAAAAATATATTAATGATATTGAAAAAATAATCCGTGAATCAGAATCGTTTCTCATCAAAGCCGAAGAACTAAAATCAATGCTGCCAAAAGTAGAAAACGATACAGAATTTAGTATTGATGACACTATGGCTTTGTATTCTGCCATTTTAGGTTTTTCGATTGGAGACTTCAATCAAGTTACCTATACCGCTTTTCGTGGTTATGAAAAACAAGTAAATCAAAAAATAAAATCAATCAACGAACAAAAAAAATAAATTATGGCAAATTCGGGAGGTGTAATTACCAGGAAAGATATTATAGAAGACGAAGCTTTGAAGTGGGGAGAGGAGTATCGTAAAGAAGTCCAAAAAGCCATCGACAAAAATCAAGAATTTTTGCGAATAGTACAGCAATTAGCAACTGCAATTGGTTCTATTCGTGGTGCAACAAACTTTAATCAACTAGCAGCTGCATCACAACAAGCCAATGCAACCGTACAAGCAGGCGCAAATATTTGGCGAGAACAAATTGCATTAGAAAACCGCTTAATAAGCACGCAAAGACAAAGACAACTTGCAACCGAAGCAACAAATAGATCGTTAGTTTTGGAACGTGAACAACTACGTTTGACCAATCAGCAAGTTCGTAACGAAGTACGAGACCGTAACGGTTTGATTGGAGCTTATGAAAGACTAAATACTGCTAGAAGAAATGCACAACAAAGATTGCAAAATCTTTTAGCAGCCGAAACTCAAAATACAGCAGAAATACGAAGAGCACAGGCAGAATTTGACAGACTCGAACGACGCATACGAGCAGTCAATGCTGCAACCAATAATTACACACAAAACATAGGTAATTATAGAAGTGCTTTGACAGGTGCAATTTCTGTTGGTCGTGAGTTGGTTGGTGCCTTAGGTTTGATAGGTGGTGTAACTGCTTTTGTTAGTTTAGCCAAAAATATATATTCTACAACAAAAGAAATTAATGCAATGAATATTGCACTCAAAACCGTTTCTGATAGTCAAGAAGACTTTAATAGAAATCAAGAATTTTTGCGAAGTCTAGCAGAAAAAAACGGACTAGAAATAAAATCACTAACCAAAACATATACCCAATTTTATATATCGGCAAAGGACAAATTAAGCGGTTCTCAAATAGAATCTATTTTTGACAAGGTTACAAAATCAGCATCGTTAATGGGTTTAACTGTGGACCAGCAGGAAGGTGCGTTTTTAGCTTTGCAACAAATGATGTCCAAGGGCAAAGTATCGGCAGAGGAGTTACGAGGTCAGCTTGGTGAACGATTGCCAGGTGCGTTCGGAATAATGGCAAAGTCAATGGGAGTTACAGAAGAAAAACTAGGTCAGTTAATGAAAGATGGAAAAGTAATTGCATCAGAAGTACTGCCAAAATTTGCCGAACAATTAGAGATAACCTACGGAGCAGACAAAGTAGGTAAAATTGAATCAATGCAAGCAGCACAAAACCGTTTGTCGAACGCTTGGACAGCTTGGGTAGAAAAAGCCACAAATAGCAAAACAAGCGGTATAGCAAAATCAATACAATTTTTGGCAGATAATTTAGAAAACATTATCAAAGTTGTAGGATATGTAACAGGTGCATTTTTGGTTTATCGTGCTACATTGATTGCAATTTCAATTGTACAAAGTGTTTATACGGCAGGAGTTACTGCTTTACGGATAGCAAAAATAGCACTTTCGGGAGGAGTTACAGGAGTTACCAGAGCAATGAATTTACTTAAAATTCTTTTAAAATGTTCAATAAGACTTTGTCAGAAACCGTTGAAGAGAATAACAAGGCTACTGATGATTTTTTAAATATGAAAAAAAGTACAGATGAAATTAATAAAAGTACAGAGACATTAATTAAAAGGTATGAAGAACTTAAAAACAAAGCCAAAAAATTAGGTGGTGAAACAAAACTTGCAAAAGAGGAACAAGACGAGTTAAATAGCATTACTAAACAATTAATTAAAACTGTTCCAGAAGCAACAGGAAAATGGGAAGATTACGGTAAAACTATTAGTATTAATATAGATAAGGTAAAAGAATTTATTAAACAAAATAAATTAATCACATCAGAAGCTGAAAAAACTCAAATAGAAGCTTTAAATGAACAGCTTGTACAATTGAAACAAACTATAAAAAATTATAATAATGTTGTAGATGAAAGAGCAGGTAGTTCGGTAAAGCTTACAATAGAAGGAGAAAATTATCAATTCTATAAACAAAATGGTGTATTAAAAGAGGGAGTTTTTTGGATGACTGAATGGACGGGGGCAAAAAAAACAGCTTTTCTATTGGCAGGAGAACAAATTGCACTAGACATAAAATCTACGGAAGCACAACTAGCAAAAATAAAAGGAGAAAAAACAGCAGAAGATTTAGCAGCCGAAGCATTAGCAAAAAAAACAAAATCAGAAGAGGAATCAGAAAAAGCAAGAAAAGCCCGTGAAGCTGCCGCTAAAAAAGCTTGGGAAGAAGAGAAAAAACGCAGACAAGAATATCTAAAAATGTTACAAAGCATTGAAGATGCCGAGTACAATCTTTTGCAATTCAGACTTCAAAATGAAATCGAAGCCAATAAAGAGATTTTAGATTCTGACAAATCTACTTTTCAAGAAAAAATAAATGCCATCAATGAATTAGCACAGCTACAAGAAACCAAAGCTAATGAAAGTTTACAACACGAAATTTTAACCAATGCCTTAAAAACAATTGATGTAGAAAAAACTTCAAAAAAAGAAATGGACATCATTGTGGCAGGTGCAAAAAACAAGTATAATATCCTATTGAAAGGCAACCATGATTTGTATTCTTTGACTGAAAAAGAGTTAGAAATTTACACCAAATTAACCAATCAAGAAAAGCTAATTTTCGAAAAGTGGCAAAAAGAAAAAAACACCATCGAAAAAAATACAGCAAAAGAAACTGAAAAAACACAAAAAGAAGCTGCCGTAAAAATAATCCAAGATTTACAAGAACGATTTTCAGAATTAGGAACAATTGATTCAGACAATAAGGCTTTCGTTGAAGACCTTATAAATGCCCAAAAAAGAATGTATATAAAAGGGCAAATAAATAAGGAAGAGTATGAGAAAAATATTTTAAAAATTCAAAAAGAAGGAGAGATACAAAGTCTTAATCAACAACTAACATTTTTAGAAGAGCAGTTAAAAAATCTTACTTTAACAGAAGATCAAAAAATCTTAGTAGGAAAGGAATTTTATAAATTAAAAGAGGATATTGCAAAAAAAGAAGAGGAACTAAGAAGAGATAAAGATAAGATTACCTTAGAAGAAGCAAAAAAGAAAAGCGAAGAGTTAAAACAAATTCTTTTAGATGGATTAGATGCCACAGCCA